GTTTTATAGGTACCTTGTGCTTTAGACAGCGCTAATGAGATCAACCCGATGTCATCGGATTGTGATTTACGTATCTCCATGTATCTCCCTTTCCACCAATTCTCACCGAGACGGTTCGAGTTGGAGTTCCTTCTGCGCCAAACTTCGCCCAGGGGGCTCAGGTTGGTACATCCTTTTAATGTACAATATTTAATTCTTGTGGTTTCTGTTGAGCTCGTTTAAGTATCTCTTCTGCTTGTTCTTTGGTACCCGTCATTGATACTGCTTTTTTAAGTCTCTCTACCCAATCTAAATGTGAATGAACTACCTTTGCTACATGCTCATACCGTTGACCAACATAACTGAATGCTGGATGTATCTCAGCATATTTATCATCAATGAGCCCTATCAAGTAGACAGCTTTCGCATGGTCTTCGTCACTAAGGTCCTTGTATCCATACTGATGAAGTTGTCTATGGAGATCATTGTATTCATCAAATGTTTGTCTAACTTGGATATCGAGTTGATCTATGAGTTCTTTTATTGTCATTTCCATTCCCTGACAGTAATAATTCCCTCAAGGTATTTTTCAAGATCTTCTTTTTTATACATTCTATATTTATTATGGGGATTTCTATAGGCTATTAATTTCTTAGAATAATCCCAGTTTCTAAGAGTATTGGCTGTCACCCCAAGAAATTGTGCTGCTTCTTCTACGTTCAGATATTCATTTATCTTCATCATTCACCCATCTCTTCCTGCTCGGACCATATTATGTGCATAAACCTATTTCCTTGGCTTTTTCTAATGCGTATGTACATACGCCTATACGGCCATCTTCATATCTAACCATGCTCCAAATTGAGTCAATTTCGCTTTGATCGGGTCGTAAAGATTCTTGCTCCTCCTTTATCATTTCTTTCAATCTTTCTTTTTCCATGGTTGCTATTTCTAAAACACTATAGAAAATATCAAAAAATTCGGTAAGTTTTATTGATTCTTTCATCATTCACCCATCTCTTCTTGACTTGTTAATCCACTTAATGAGAACGCTCTCTTTAATGCCATAGACTCTGCTACCTTCAATATCATAGCGTTGGGAAACTGTGGCCAAACACCTTGACCGTTATTATAATCGTTAAAACTAACAAACACAGTAGTACACTGTGCACGATCCTTTCGGTATACATTTGCAAAGGCCCCTTTGATCTTTGATTTGTTGTTGGATATCGAGTTGATCTATGAGTTCTTTTATTGTCATTCTTCCTCCTTAATCATTTCTATTTCCATCCAATGAGTAATATCGTCAATTGAAATATAGCTTAAAGAATCACCTGCGTAAGGACAACTAGTAGTTATAGGTTCATCAAAGAATTCCCATCCTAAAGAAAGAGAGTACCGCGCTATTGTCCATGCAGTCATATAATTATCTTGAATACAACCCACGAGGACCCAATCCCATTCCTGATTATCGTCTGGGAGTTTATCTTTAATTGATACCCAGATACTCATTATTCACCCATCTCTTCTTGACTCGTTAATCCACTTAATGAGAACGCTCTCTTAAGTGCCATCGACTCTGCTACCTTAAGTATCATAGCGTTGGGGAATTGTTCCCAAATACTTGGAGTATTGGTGGTACTTTTTTTAAAATAATCTTTAAAAGATACAAATACTGTTGTGCACTTTGATCTATCTTTTCGATATACATTTGCAAATGCTCCTTTGATCTTTTCTTTATTGAATACCAAGTGCTCAGTGCCATACGTGATATGAATACTTTCATTATCACGTTTGGCTAACGTATCACCTTCATAGACTACATCGCCCCCTATACCATCAAACTGGGGATCACGATTAGCGATCTTAAGAAGACCATCTCTGGTGGTCAGTGCATTACGTCCCTTGATGAATATGATTTCTTTCTTTAATGGATCGAGATCATATTGCTCAGCAAGATAGAGTAGGTTCTTTAACTCATTATCAGTTGCGCCCACAGCGGCAACTGATTTAATGAGTTCTAATTGTTTGTCATCGAAAGAAGTACCAGGTTTCTTAGGTACGGATTTGTCCTTGAATGCGATTGCCATCTTATCGAACCGCTCATTCAACTTTCTGATATCTTCTATAATGCCTGATAAGAGTGCGTCATTGTTCTTGCACTCTGGGTGTTGCAAAGTATTCATATCAATATTTCTTTCCACGCCAGATACCGTTAGGGGCGCTCTCTGGCAAGTTATATGTTTTAATCTGCTGTTCATGCAATTCTTTATCCCATTCCTCTATAGCTGCTGTTATCTCTTTATGTGATTCTGGGTAGTAGCTCTTAAATATCTGCTCGGTCATATGTGTCTTAAACAACATACGAGCGTAGAATTTATATCGGTTATGATCCTTGTTGTCTGAATAGTGGTTTAGACATTCAAGGTATCCATTGATTCTATTGAGTATCCTGCGTCTTGGTGTCATTTTGTCCTTAAAATTTCGGTATATTTTTCAAATAGAGCATCTCTATTCAGATCTTTACGAATCTCTTTCAGTGCATTAACTCCAGCCATAATCACATCACTATTAACAAAAAATAAAAGTGTAACGAGACTAAAACCTTCATAGATAAAAATATGATCGTTGCAAAAGTAAATATAGTTCTGGATAACGAATCCGCGTTCATCGTCATTTCCTGAACACCAACTCATATGCATTGTGTTAATATTTGTGCAAAAGCCGCAGGGGGAATTAACATCATACTTCATTTGTCTCTTTCAAATTATCGTTAACCCATTGCTCTATCATCATAACCATAACTGGCGTTAATTTGTCATCTGATGTTAAGAATTTATCAAGTGTTATTCGGTTACAAGGTATTTCTTCACTGGCCTGTCTTAAGGAGAGGGTTCGTTTTCTCATGACTCTGATGAGACCATCTCGAATATGTTGTTTGTTATTCATGTTATTCCTTTTCAATTAAATATTCTCTTATGACTGGTTTATAATTTTCGTACGTTCCATCTCCATATCTAATCCCCGTCAATGGTTTAATTTCTATATTTTCACCTCGGTATCTTGTTCTTCTTTTCTCTTGAGGGGCCTTCAACCATTCTTCTTCGGTCACTTCAATATATTGCTTCATTTATTACTCGAATTTTATTTTTATATCTAAAGCATGGATAATTTTCACTATCATGTGGAATTTACAACTTCGACCAGGAGCCAATATTTTATAGAGATTCTCACGTCCTAGATGTGCCTTTTTAGAAACAGCTGTCATTTCAATTGTGTGATCTACTGCGTAGCGTAATGCAGCAATAAAAATATTAAAATTATCTTCTTCACTAATACTTAAGCAGTTTCTGTTTGAATCCAGAATCCAACGAGATTTATCCGTTGGAGTATGTCAATTTATCTCTGATATTTAGGATGTAGCGCTACTGAAAATGTTATTCTTGTTGGTTTTTGATGCTGCAAAGGATTAAATTCGTGTTCAAAGGTTATTTCACGAGGTGCACAGGCTTGATAAGTACTATTCTCTTTATTGAATTCGTGGCACGCTTCTTGTATTTCTAACATTGCCAATCTGACCAGTAGTTCTAAATCTTTAACTTTAGACATTTTTATCCTTTAACTCTACTTCATCTTTTCTAAACATATAATATGCATGGTAGAATCCATCAAGAGATCTTTTCATTTGTTGTAGTTCTCTAAATGCATCATTAAGATATTCTTCCATATAATTCTTTGTACACACCCATTCTTCATTTATTGGATCATGCTCATCTCCAAAAATATCAATAAGTAGATTAGAAATTTCAGCCATATTTCCGCGCGCCAGAGTATGTTCAAGTATTCTTACTTGTAGTTCAATCTCTTTAATTGTTTTCATGTTGTTCCTTGTTGTATATATTGCTCTTGCTTCACTATCAATAGTATATATAACTATTATTTATCTGTAAAGTGTTATCCTTTAATACATTTAGTTGACACGATTTATATAATGATGTAAAGTATAGACATGAAGTTGAAATTGAAACAAACACAACAAGGAACAACATGTCGAACGAAATAAATGATAACTACATCGAACGCTACATCTCAGCAAAATTAGAGGTATTGGACTATGATCTTCGAATCGGAAAATTGGATAAAATTTACTTTGACTTAGTTGATATTCTCGAAGAAGACAAAAGAATTGAAAATTGGTTATTTCTTAATCAACCAAACTATCTAAATAAGCTTTGTGATTTATTTGATTGTTTAAAAAAGGCAGAAAAAATATGTGATTTATTTGAAAGTTTAAAAAAGGCAGAAAAAATAAAAGAAGATTTAGTGCGGGGTGATAAATGCAATTGACATACTCCAACGGATAAATCTCGTTGGATTCTGGATTCAAACCCTCCGGCGCTCTTCGCCTTATGGACTTGTAGCTCTGGAGGACAGGCAGAAACTGCCTTTTTTACGGGTCTTACGTTGCCTAGCCCAAGAGAAGATGCCCCTTCTCAAAATTTTAATACACTATTAAACAAAGCCCGCTATTTTACCAGTCGTGACTTTGAGTTAGTAGAGTAGCATTTTGCATTGAATTGTTCAATAAAAATATTGTGCGCATTCATCCCACAACTGAAGTTGTCGAGTGGGCTTTCTGCGCAGAGGATCGTAATAAATGCAAGTAAAAATAGTCGGTCCCTATATCATACAAAAAGTAAACCTCTATCTCCAAGCCAAGAAGGACGATGACGTTCTCTTACAAGAAGAAGTTATTGCATGCTTGATGTCTAGACCAGAATACAGACAATCGTTGCAGGTTAATTATCCTCAGGTGTGGGATGAGGTGAAGCAGTATGGGTTCTTATATAACGATCGGGGTTGATATGGACATTCTCTTTTTCCCCTTGATGGGCCTGTCCTCGTTCTGTTACTTTCATGATTTTGATGGCCCCTTGTATTGGGCAACTCGAGTCTATGAGAGTTGCCCCCATTATAGAATGCAAATAGTTGGATTCGAACCAACACCGCCACCCGCCAAAGGGAGTGCTCTACCAGCGTGAGTTAACGCTCACTTAAGCTATATTTGCGTGTTTGTGCACAAAGTGCTTGAAGAAACGAAGTATATTGTTTAGATTGCTATCAAATTATTAACTTACTAACCACTCTTAATGCACCCGCCAGGTTGTATTTTTCGAGTATATCAGAAAGATAATTCAATGAGCCGCTCTAACAATAAAAGGATACACATTCCGAAAGGGTACTTACCCAAACTTCCGAAAGGTAGCGTCATTTTATGATGAATCGGAGCCGTTGTCAACGAAGATCTGAAAAAAAGATTGTCGGTCCTAAAATAACTCAAGAAACTTATTCAGTCATTAAATCTATTAATCAACAGAAAAACCATCTATTTGAATTTATAACCAACAATGTCATGGTTAAGAGCTCTTTCTTTATGTCTCAGATCACTATGGCTAAGATAGTGGGTGCCCATAAAGATACCGTTAACGAATGGATCAAAGAATTCAAAGATCGTGGATTCTTCAAAGTTATTCATCGTGGGGTCAAAAGGACATGTCTTTATCAAGCGACAAAGTATTTGAGGAGGATCGTGTTCCTCTTACTACCTTTGATGCCCAATCTTTATTCTTGTAACAATACTTCTTTTTATCTGCCTAGAAATTGCCAGACTGGAAAAAACCTACCTATAGTTAATAAGGATATAATATTATCGTCAGATAATAATATTATAGACTTATCTACTATGCATACTAAGAGAACCTTGGCCATGTTACATGGTCAGAGGTCTGAAGAGATACGGGAGGCAACCTTGGGCCTAACCTACGGAGGCCCAGGTAGCCCATATGTTACATGGTTCAGGGGGAACGCCCCTGAAATAGACAATTCAATCGTTGAAAAGGAACGAGAGATGGCAAAAGAAGATTATGAAGAGTATAGAACTCTATTTCCAAATTGGAACAACCCTTATGGGAACAGAGTCCAGAATGGGACCAGCTCGCATAAACTTGAGCTGCCCAATACAAGGGGCCAACAGAATCATGCTAGTAAAGTAAACGAGCCCATCAAAGGGAATGAATCGGAGACTAAGAAACGAATTGATCTTAGATTTTACCAACCAGAAGTCGATCCAAGAGATTTGTCTATCGAACAATCGAAACTCATAGCAATGTGTTTCGATTTAAAAAAGAACAACCCTGAACTATGGAAAAAGAAACTTAATGGTCCTTATAGTATTTCTGATGGCATTAAGAGTATGTGGCCTCATCCTGAATACACAGATGAAGACCGAGCGAAGATCCTCCACTACCTTAAAACGTCCGATAATCCCCCAACACACCCCACCTCTCCCAAACACGAATGACAATCCCCTTGCTAATCGAAAATCTCCATGCTAGTGTCAGTACAAAGGAACAAGCATTATCGACGAGCACAACGCATCTGTGTTGCTCTTATAGGCAAGAGATGAGTAGATGAAGATGATCTTTAAGAGAACGGCTCCAGTCCGTTTAAAGACTCAAGAGATTAAACCTGAGGTAACATCAGACGGTCACTTGATTTATAGAATAGATGGTCCTCCGATTCCATTAGCTCGTCCTCGTTGGTCTAATAGAATGCAACGTATGTATTCTGATCAAGAGGAAGATCGTGATCGTGTTGTAGAAATAGTTGCCGAACAGCACGGTACCCGAACAATCATGATTAAACCCTTGCATGTTGAGCTCCACTTCTACATGAAGTTACCTGAGCAGCGTCGTGGTAATAAGAAGTGGCATGTTTCACGTCCAGATATTGATAATCTGGTTAAGTGGGTACTAGATATCTGTGTCAAAGTGGGAATGATCAAAGACGATAGCCAAGTGTGCAGTCTGAGTGCACGTAAGATCTATGATATGGAAACAAGAACTGAGTTTATTTTAAGGGAATTAGAGTAATGGAAGAAGCAAGAAAAAAATATCCTGGTCCTGGTGAATTAGATGAGTATGGGTATCGTCATCTTAATAATATTGATAAACCCTCTTTTGATAGTGCTTTAGACCACATCATTAAATTCTTTCATGACAATGATCTGTCTATCACTTTGAAAGATCTCTTTATTTCAAAAGGTGTTGGTAAGGGTGAAAAGTTTAAGACTATTGATGTCATGAGTATAAGCAATCTAACGAATACGAACTATCATTACTCTGTTATGGCATGTGATGGTAAGTACGGGAACGTAGCGCTTGTCCTTCGTGTTCTTGGAAACAAGAAAATGACTGCCTATACTGTATTTTGTCCTATGCCAAAAGGTGGTCTTGCATCAATTTGTCATGACTGGATTAAGAAATCATCTAAACCCTCGAAAGAAATCTTGGGAAGACAAACTGTCATGATTCCTGAAGAATGGTTTATTCGGTTAGATAATGTCAGAGAGAAAATAAGAAAACAGACGGGTAAGAAGTGGCAAAGAACTGATGCTATGGCTTATGTTTGTGGTCTAGGTCTAGAGATGGTGGAGTCCAAATGATTAAGTATCTGCGCAATCTCTTTTGTCCAGAACCTGAGCTCAGCTCAGCTGAACGAATACAGCTCCTTGATCATGCAATGCACTATGAACATGAAGTTGAACGGTTGAAGAAAGAAATTATTTCTTTGCAGGAAGAACTAGCTAATAAGGATACTGCTTTATCTGCTCTTCGTAGGGATTTTAAGGGTCTTTTAGAGCAGCTTGAAGTGTTGAAGCAGTGTCATGAGGTGAATAAGGATCAGTTTGAAAAATACCGAAAGAGCCATGAACAGTGCAGTATGTCTGAAGCAATGAACCCTGGACGTGTAATCATGAAATATAAAGACATAGAACATGTCAAGAGTAAAGGTGGTCGACCAAAGAGAGTTAAAGTGTGACAAAATCATACATAGATCCTGTTACACATGATATTAAATTTAAAGCATTCGGACAGTCAGATGATCAATTTGAAATAGAATATCTCAGACAGCTTGTGATTTATCATGAACAAGAGATAAAATTGCTTCGTAAAGAGTTAGCGTATGAGACAAAGATAGTGAATAAGTTAACGAAGAGATTAATCAAACGTGGCGAAATTAAAAAAGAGTGAAGATAGCACGGTTATGAAAACGCTGTCTCCGAATGGGATGAACAGTTTGCGGCATGCTGAAATGCTCCATCCGGGGTTACTGGAATGGCGGCAGAGATTGATAACAACGCTTGATCTTTGGTCTCTTGAGGAAACGTCTATTACCCTTTATCAGTTCTGTAGAGAGTATGGCATTGCATATAATAAGTTCTGCAGATGGTGCACTGAATACGAAGATCTACGTGAAATGAGAGACGAAGTTAAGATACGACTAGGTGATACCCATTATCGGGATGCGTATCGTAGGAAAGCATCCGAGACCCTTGTTTTGAAGGATCTGCATCTGTATCTTCCTGAATGGAAGGAAGTTAATAAGTACCATGCGGATCTGCGCAAGGATGAGCAGTTACAACAGGGGATACAAGTGGTGTATATTAAAGATGCCCCTGATACGGGCAAAGTGAAACCAAAGAAGAAGAAATCAATAGAAACAGTATCGGAGTCAAGTAATGAATGAATATCTAAAAGAACTACTGAATAAGAAGACAACACACAAAGCACAGATTAGTGCACTCAAAGCACAGATGAAACAAGATAAGAGTTGGTTACTCCAGGAGCAGGAAGCACTAGCTAAGATCGATGAAGAGTTGGATGAGCTCCTAAGAAAGAGCAACGGATGATTGATTGGAGACTCTTGTTTTTGGGTATACTCAATACTGCGCAACTTATTTTCTGGTCTTCCGTATGTACATACTTTGTGAATCGTTTAAGAAAAGAGAATGATAAACTTAAAAGGGATTTAGAAGTTGAAAGTGCTCGTTTAGATGTCTGTATGACCGGCAATGCTTTTTGTGAATGCAAACCTGGTGAGGATGCGTGGAAAAAAAGATGGGAAGAACTAAAAGATAAGGTGGTCTAATGAATCATAAGCCACACATCATAGAGTGTAACTTTTGTGGTCAACCTCAAGAGTCTACACTTGAGTGTCATCATGAAGATGGTATTAAGAAGTTGTACTTCTGTGCAGAGCATGAAGAGCTCCTGACATTACTCTTGACGGAGAAGAATGTATTCAAAGACTTTGGCGAGTGATTCCACAGACGATGATGTACGAGCATGGTTTGATACCTTCGTTTACGCTTATCGCAACCTTCTGGATATATCCTTAGCACGTGATAGGTTACGTATAGTTAAGTTCCTGAAGAGAGATTTTATAGCGCGTAAGTACTTTCATTTCTTGGATCCGATTTTTTATAGTGAAATAGAAGAGACATGTTCAAAAGAGTTTAAAGGATATGGGTTGTAATGGAAAAGAATATTGGGACGCTATGAATGTAGAAGACAGATTAGTACTTGATGACTTCAGTTTACGGGATTATCAATCAGAACTTTGGGATAGTTGTGAAAATCACGGTTACCGCAAAATTCTGGCCATATGGCCCAGAAGATGTCTTTCTGGTTCGTCTCATATACTTATGAGTAATGGTTCATTTAAGTATCTAAAAGATATTATTTCTGGTGATAAGATATTGTCATGGAATGGCGAATCCTTTGAAGAAGATATAGTTAAGAACCATTGGGCAACTGGTGTTAAGGATACAGTCAAGGTATCTTCTCTTAGTCATCAATTTTTAATCACTTCTAAAGATCATAAGTTTGCCCATGTTACCTCATTAGCATCTAAAGTTGTATTCGATAAAATAACTGATATCGGACCCAATAGATCTCTCATGCATTATGGTGGTCTTAAATATGGATCTGTTAATAACTCCGACCTCGCTTCTTTCTGGGGGTTTATGCTCTCTGATGGATATGTGTCAGGATATCAACAACCTAAGTTCACTAATACCAATAGAGTCATTCTTGATAGAGTTACAGAACTTGCTCTAAAACTATTTGATGTATCAGTTATAGAACGTGCTAAGGGTAATGGATTTGATTTAGGTTTCTCCAATAAGACACGTGGTGGTGGAACATTCAAGAATCCCATTAAAGAATTATTTAGACAAGAAGGTGCTGATGTCCCTAAGAGCGAAAGACGATTACCCGCATCTATCTGGGACTTTAATGAGTGGTCCTTGCTTCATTTCTTTGCTGCCCTCATATCTGGAGACGGTAATATATACCTGCATAAGTCAGGGTTCACCGCTCAAGATACGGGGAATACAATCCCTCCTGGTTTAGAGATTACATTGAATTGTGGTAGTAGTGAGTTGTACGCATGGGATATTTATTGGTTATTAAGAAAGTTTGGTCTTCTGCCCCAATATCCTTACCCAGAGAGAAATAGGTCTAATTGGAAGGTCAAACTAGCAAAAAGAAGAGATATATATCGTCTCCTATCTAATGTTCGCGTCTATGGGAAAGAACAAGCACAGGAAGATGCATTGGACTATGCTTCTCAAATAACGCGTAGATTCAGTAAGATCAAATCATGTTTCATGTCTAGGTTTACCTTGTCTGAATCAGCACCAGAAGAACTTTATGATATTGAAACTGAAAAGAACCATAACTTCATAGCAAATGGATTCCTCGTACACAATTCAGGTAAAGATATATCTACATTCAATCTCGCTATACGCCACGCTCTACGCAAGACCTGTCTTATATTCTATTGCTTACCTACATTTACTGATGCGAAGAAAGTAATATGGGATGGTATTACCATTGATGGTAAGAAGTTCCTCGACTATATACCTAAGCAACTGATCGCTAATCTCAACCAATCTGAACTCAAGATAACATTCAAGAACGATTCTATCATCCGCCTTATTGGATCTAATCAGTATGACTCTATGCGTGGTGTTAATGCATCCATGGTCATATTCTCTGAGTGGGCGTATTGTGAATCTGAAGCTGCATACGATGTCGTGCGGCCCATGCTGGCCGCTAACGACGGAGTCGTGATATTTCTTACAACACCATGGGGTAAAAACCATGTATGGAGACAATATGTAACCTGTCTTGAATTAGATGACTGGTGGGTGACACTCAAGAAGACATCAGAGATCCAGCACATTGACGAGGAGATCCTCGAGTTGGAACGTTCTCAGATGAGTCACGAAAAGTACATGCAAGAGTATGAATGTTCCTTCATACAAGGTGTAGATGGTTGTGTGTATGGCAGAGACCTTGAAAAGATGCGTCAAGAATCGCGTATAACGAACGTTTCATGGGAACCGGGACTATTGACACATGTTGCTATGGATATAGGCGTGAGTGGCAAGAATAACGCTACTACATTGATCTGGTTTCAGACGATAGCAAATAACTCTATCATTAAAATTATAGATTGTTATTCTAACTTCGGTTTCGGTCTTGATCATTACATTGACATTATGTCCCGTAAACCATACCAGATGGACAAGTATATCGCTCCTCACGATATAGCTGTCCGTGAATTTGGCGGGGGGGCCGTTTCACGGTATGAGAAAGCTAGACAGTTGGGTATTACCTTTACGGTACTTCCTCAAGCATCAATAGAAGATGGTATTGAGAATGTTCGTACTCACATGCCCAAGATGTGGATAGATCAGACCAAATGTAAATCACTCATTGATGCATTCGAGAACTACTACTACGAATGGAACGAACAACGTCAGGTTTATGGCGCTAAACCCGTGCACAACTGGGCCTCGAATTACATGGATAGCGTTAGATATATGTGTCAGGGATTGTATAAGACAGTCAGAGGTCTAACCCCTGAAGAGTTCGAGCGCAAGAAAGCAGAAGCACTCTATGGTAATAGACCCAAGATCCCTTTGATATTGGATAAATCATTTAAGTATTAGGTAGGGAATGCTGAGATATGTAGTATTGCAGAATTTCTATTGGAACGTTGAACGCGATATAGAAAAATATAGAAGAGTTTTGTCTGATGCCGACTCTAAATATTCTGATAAAGACACTGCAAAAGAACTTCTTGAATATGCTGAATGGGTACTTCGAATGATTAAGTATATTGATGAAAAGTTGGATATTGAAAATTCATCGACGTAGATGAAAGTATGTCATGGGGGAAATAAGCTTGCTCTCGTGGCATACTTTATACAGATTATAAAGTTCATCGGTGTAGATGAAGATTGGACAAATCATTTAAGTATTAGAAAATTTATCATCTCTTCCGAGAAATTTCATCAGCGTAGATGAAAGTGTGCCACGAGTTGTTAGAAGAAATGATTATTTTAAAAAGATAACACCATTTTCTTCAAAATGGTAATATAGCAACATTAAGAAATTGTATAAGAATTTGAACTATAAAATTTGGCTATTGAAGTATGCAAAATATCGTGAACCTTATTCCTCAAGATCTTGTAATGCACGCTTCGCATGAAGGTGCATATCTTCTTGGCGACTCTCTATCGTTACTTAATGGTCAACAGTTAGAAATGTTAAAAGGCAAAATAAATTTAATAATTACTTCACCTCCTTATCCACTTAACAGTAAAAAAAGTTATGGAAATCTAACTGGTGATAAATATCTCCAGTGGTTTATTTCCATGGCTCCTATTTTTTCTAATCTTCTAACTGATGATGGTTCAATCGTGCTTGAGATTGGAAATGCCTGGGAACACGATCGCCCAGTTCAATCCTTGTTGCACATGAAGGCACTTTTAGGCTTTACAGAACACCCAGATGCAAATCTAAAATTGATTCAACAATTTATTTGTTATAATCCATCGAGACTTCCATCACCAGCTCAGTGGGTAACCGTCAATCGGATTAGAACCGTTGATAGCTTTACTCATGTATGGTGGTTAGCTAAGTCTGATTTCCCGAAAGCAGACAATGCACAAGTTCTTCGGCCCTACAGTAAATCGATGAAGTCTTTGCTAAAACGAGCAAGCTATAATGCTGGAAAAAGACCATCGGAACACATTATAGGAGAAAAGAGTTTCCTTAAAGATCATGGTGGTGCCATAGCGCACAATGTCTTTGAGGTCGAAGCAATAGATCCAATTAAAGAAATCCGACTACCTAATGTGTTTTCCATGGCTAATACCGACTCTGGTAGCTTTTTTATCCGTGAATGTAAGCAAAGAGGTTTAAACCCTCATCCTGCAAGAATGCCAATTGGCCTTGCATCCTTCTTTATAAATTTTCTGACAAATAAAGGTGACCTGGTTCTAGATCCCTTTGCTGGAAGCAATACTACAGGATTTGCAGCTGCATTGGCCGATCGAAGATGGGTATCAATAGAAATTCAAGATTCATATGTTGAGCAATCACGTGTCCGCTTTGATGATCCAAAAATCATACAAAAAGTTAATATTTAACTGTGTATTCGATATAACGATTAAGTATTAGAAAATTTATCATCTCTTCCGAGAAATTTCATCAGCGTAGATGAAAGTGTGCCACGAGTTGTTAGAAGATTGGACTCGTGGCATCTATATTTTGCCGGTACGCAGAACCGAGCTAGTGTGACAGTAAATGTTGCAACATTTAACTCGGAGTAGCGTATGTTAATTGGATCACTTGAAACTGATCTTGATTCGTATAATGGTATTAAGAAACGAATCGATGACAGTTTTTTGCTTAGTCAACCTTTATGGCAGAGTTATCAGACTGAAGCTAATATAGATAATATGCTTGAATCTGGTTCCATGAATCTTTACGGATGGAACACTAATCAACCCTTTGGGGGATCTCAACAGTTTTACTTTAATCGTACCCGGCCCATGATCAACATGGTAACTGGTTATCAACGGTCTAACCGTAAGAGCACTATCGTGGTTCCTCAAGAAGGAGGAGACCAAGATACGGCAGATCAATGGACCAAGATACTCATGACGACCTATAAGAATGAACGTGTCTACAATACGATCTCTGAAGCGTTTCATAAAGGTGCATGTATCTCTGGTATGAATATCTTACATGTGTACTTAGACTTTACAGATGATCCTATCTTTGGTGATCTTAAAGTAGGGAACTATGATTATAATCAATACTATATCGACCCATATTTTCGAAATCTTGATCTTTCTGACTGTAATTTTGTGTGGATACGTAATTTTCTTACTCATCGACAAGCCGCGAGTATGATCCCTGATCAGTATGATGAGATCATGTCTCTCTCTGGTGGTATGCGTAAACTTGGACATGACTCCAGGTTCCAGTACATGCCCGAAGCATATGGCATAGGTCAAATTAATCGTGTCACCTATGATGAATATTACTACAGAGATTACCGTGAACGTATCGATATCATCGATAAAGTCACGGGAGAACGGTTAGAAGTAACCAACGAGTCACCCGACTATGTAAAACATTTCTTACAACATAACCCACGTGTCTATAAAGAGACTAAACAGGTACCAACAGTACGGCTCGCCATCATGATCAATGATCGTGTCTTCTTTGATGGTCCTCAGCCCTTAAATATAGACAGATACCCCTTTATCCCCGTTGTTGGGTACTATAATTCCTCTTTGCCATTCTTTTATAATCGTATTCAAGGTATTGCTCGTTCTCTACGCGATCCACAGATGTTACTTAATAGACGTATCATCCTCTCACTTGACCTTATTGAATCAGTTTCCAACTCAGGCTGGATATTTAAAGAGAATGCTGTTATTGATATTAAGCATCTCTTTCAACCTGGTCAGGGTCGTGTTATCCCCCTCAAAGATGATGCACAGATGACTGACATACAACAAATACAGCCACCTCAGATCCCTCCTTCGTTCTTTCAGATGCAGGATAGTCTTGGTAACGAGTTTCATCTCTGTACTGGGATCTCTGAAGAGAATATGGGATTCAATACGGGTGAAGACAAATCTGGGTACCGAGCAGCTCTGCAACAAGGGGCAGGTCTTGTTAATCTAAGACCAATCTTTGATCGCCTTGATGATTCTCAGAACCTGCTCGGTGAAATCTGCATGGATGTTATGCGTGCCAACTACGGACCTTCAAAGATAGAACGTATGCTCGAAGGTGAACAAGCGTCACCGCTCTTCTACAACAAAGCATTTGGTAAGTATCATTGTGCCGTTGAAGCTGGATTTGCGACTGAGACCCAGAAGCAGATGGAGTTCCTCCAAGCGCTTGATCTCTTTGAACGTGGCATCCTTAAAGATGCAGAGTACGTTCTCGAGAAATCTACTATGCAGGGTAAGACTGACCTTATTGAACGTCAGAAACAACAGATGCAACAAGCTCAACAGCAACAACAACAACAGATGGAGATCCAAATGCAAGAGATCCAGTCTCGTTCCAAACTCTCTGAATCTATGGCCTACTCACAACAAGCATCAGGTAATGAACGTAACTCACGCGTAGAAGAGAACCGTGCACTTGCTATCGAGAAAATAGCTGAATCTCGTAAGCAAGAAGAAGAGGCGTTCTTGAATAAAATCAAGATTATAAAGGAGATCGAGTCTCTGGACATAGCACACATCACCGAACTACTCTCTGCTATAAACAACTTAAAAGAAGCTGACCAGAATGATGAAGATATTAAAAAGGAAGTAAACCCTCTGTTGTAGAGGTTCTCAATAACAACCTGTTCGGAGAATACCGAACGTTGCACAGAAAGGGCAGTAATATGCCAAAGCACAAAAAACATCATGATGGCATGATGCATGAAGGTAAAGGACGCTCTGGCGAAGAACGTCATCACAGAATCATGAAAGCACGTGGCAAAGGTATGGTCACTGAAGATATGAACATGCGTTCTAATCTTCCAGATCATGTCATTATGCATGAAATGGGTAACTCTCCGTACCATCAACATGGTGAATTGCCTGGACCTTATGAAGGTGTCGAATCACAAATGGCTGAAACTATGTTCGACTTTAAAAAGGTATTTAAACCGTACAAATAAGAGGTGGCGTATGGCACAAGCACCTCGTCCTGCTGGTAAGGCACGCAAGATCTTCTATGCAGTAATGAAGACCCCTAAGTCATTACAAATGGAAGGTAATGTGAAGAAACCTACACGTAAGCAATTACGTGGTTGGAATGCGGATTATATTACTACTGTATGAGTCTCTGGGGGCGCCTTGCCCCCACTTTATTATGGGAAATTTATGAAATCATGTACTAAGAGCTGTACTAAACCGTGTATGAAACATAAGAAGAAGACCGCCAAGAAAGAGAAACCAAAAGGTAAAATGGCTAAGAAGAAAAAAGTAGAAAAAGTGATGCACGAATTTGGTGCTCATGAGCTCCATTCTGGTAGCAAAAAAGGTCCTGTTGTTAAGAACCCACGCCAAGCAATTGCGATAGCAATGCATGAGAGTGGTCAATCAAAAAAGAAATCTAAGAAAAAATAACATCTTGCTTCTTGCTTTCTCCTTTTCCACCTCTGTGATTTAAACTTGCAGAGGTGGTTCTCCCGTTCTAGTATCGTCCTAGAAGGGAGAATACCATGCAAGATGATAAAACCTACGGACAGATACTCGCCGAACATCGTGCTAAGAACCAGATCTTAGAAGATGACATCCGTGAGTACACCAAAGCGATGGAACCCGCCATCATGAATCAAATTAACGAGGGTATAACTCAAGCACTTGCTGATCCTGTATTTCAAAACAAAGATTTCTATATAGAGATGCGTATCAAGTTCCATCATCTCGGACGAGTTCCTGAGACGATTGTCTTTGTGCGTCACTCTGCACCAACACCATCATATAAGCAGACGGTTTGGAAATACTTCCATGAATCAGGGTCACTTGATTACCTCTGGCACTTACCAGATCTTCGTCTTTACACTCAGATTATTCACAATGCTCACGAATATTCACAGAAAAAAGAATATCAAAACATGGTCAAATTTGTACTTATGGATGCCTCAGGCGATCTGCTTACGTTTGTAAAACGATTGAATGGCGATAAACCTGATGCGATTATAAAGGTGTCTGCGGACGCATAATGGAGAACTTATGGAAGATATGATACAAGATCCTGTGCAAGATACACAGTTAGCTACCGAAGTAGCACCAGAACCTGTTGTACAACCTACAAAGAAAGAATTCGACTTTAAAGCATTACGTGAGCGAGCAGAACGCGCCGAACAGCGCGCTTCTGATCTCGAACGCCATCAACAAGAACTTAAACGTTCTCTTGAGGGTCCACAACAACCTGAAGAAGATGAGTATGGTGTTGACGATGATCTCTACATTGAAGGTAAGCAATACAAGAAGCACCTCAAGTCGATTAAGAACGAGTTAAAACAAACCAAGATGCAACTTGAGCAGTTTAATAATCATGCAACAGAACTCAGATTACGCTCCAAATACAAAGACTTTGATGCAGTTGTAACTGCTGAGAACATTGCGATGCTTCAACAGCAACGACCATCTCAGTTCAATGCATTACAGTACACTCCTGATCTGTACGATAAGGGTGAGACTGCGTATGAGATGATCAAGTCCTGGGTTATAAAAGATAACACTGCTGATGCAGATGCTCGTATCGCTGCAAACAGAACTAAACCTCGTTCAGCTGCTACTGCTGGACCAAGTATGTCAGATTCACCACTAGCCAAATTTAATGATTCTGATAGATTCGTCATGAATGATACTGAACGTGAACTGACCTTACAGCGATTAGACGCTATAAAACGACGATAAAATATTGCATACCTATTTCTTTTTTGTTTATACTCCCAGGGTTTTGTTTCTCCAATCCTCTAACCTTTCCCTGGGGGTATTTTTTATTTGCAATGGTCCTAACCCCATTATAAGCTCCATTCGACTGTATTGTGACTCGTCATCACGACTGAAGAACATCCCCGTTCATTCGACGTACTGCTCTCGTCAAGCACACTGGTTACGAGTAATGTTGTAAACAGGGCGTAAAGAGCTCGCCACTCAAAGGATGATAGGAATGCGTATATCGGTTAAACGAAACGTAATCTTATTACTATCTTTGAGGGTTAAATTATGTTGAATACAACGTATAATTTACCACCAGAAGTTCAGGTCTCCGTTGATAAGGTACTCCTTGCAGTACATCAACCTGGCTTGATCATGAAACTTGGAGCAATGGATAAATACATTGAAACCAAGGGTGGTAACACACTCAGATCATCACGTTATGATCGATTCCCTACTGCTATTGTTCCTTTATCTCCCGATGGTTCTGAACCTGCTGGCATCCCAGTAGTAAGAACGGACCTCGATGCTACAGTCTCTTTTTACGGGTTATACGCCGCGGTTAACCAACGCGTATTTCTACAAAACCAAGATCAAGTGCTCCACGAAATCTCAGAACTGTGTGGTCTATCAATGCGCATGACTGAAGATCAACTGATGAGAGATACTTTAGCAGCCACGAGTACGGTATACCGTGCAACTGGCGGAACTAACGGCGATCTTCCTTCGAATGTATCATTATCGGACATTGACGAAGTATGCGCTGCCTTATTGGGCAACGATGCGTGGTACATGTTAGATAGAATTCAACCTGGTCGTAACTTCGCTTCAGGTCCAACTCGTAACGCGTATCTCATGCTTTCACATTCTGATATGACTCCAGATTTCAATAACCTTAATGGATTCATACCACAGTGGAATTACGCTAATCAGAAAGACACTATTCGTGAAGAATGGGGTTCAGTAACCAACGTTCGTATGATGGTCTCTTCTGTAGGTTCAAAGACACTCTATGCTTCAAAACTTGGTAACACTGTTTACAACAACTTTGTTGCGGGCATGGAATCATACGGTTGCGTTCATCAAGATAATTATTCATCAGCAATAATTTTCAGACCTGCAATCTTCTCTGGTGCGTTGGCTCAAAACGTTACAATTGGTTACACAATGGCCGAAGTAAACAGGATTTACGACGATCAATGGCTTACCAATTTACAATGCACATTAAGTTAAGGAGAACACTATGTTTGAAGTATGGTCTGGTAATTTATCCGGTTATTTCGTTTCAACCGGACAGAATGTTTTCCTTCCTTTTCCAACCGGTGTTGATTTCATTACGGTCTACAATGAAACAGTAGCGTATGCTGCTGGTACAGGCGCTGGTGCTCAGTATTTCTGGCGTGCTGGTATGCCTGCTGGTCAAGGTATTGTTTATAATAAAACTAATGCTGGGACTACTCTTAATATTGGTGAAATAGCTGCTAATGGTGGATTCTTCTACCAAGACAGTTCTATCACTACTGCTGGTCCTATTACTGCCTTAACTGCTATTAACATTAATGGTGGTGCTGGTCTCAACGGTGGTGTACCTCAAGTGACTACAGGTAACACCAATGGTCTTCCTACGGTTGCTGCCGTTGGTGGTAATAGTGTTCCTGTTGGTATCATCAGGATCTATTCAACGGTCAATGCTCAACAACTTTCTGCTATAGATTTCTCCGTTGCAAACGTTGTCAATAACGTGAGCATGGATCTGATCTATATGAAACAGCTTGCTCTTGCGGGTATCGCTGGTACGTATGCCGTTATTCCATTTAACCCATACATTTATCCTAATGATCGTTTTATTGCTGACATTATTGCTAATCCAGCAAACTCTAACCAAGCGATTATTACGTTAACGGTCCAACATACATTCCAAATCGGCCAAAAGGTCCGTTTGGTAATCCCACAAGTAACTGGACTTGCTTATGGTCAAATGTCAACGCTGAACGGCAAAGCCGTAACCATCGTTAACGTTGGTGCTGCTGATTATCTTGGTCAAACGAATACCATAACTGTTGACGTGAGCGTCTCAGGTCTTGGTGCATTCACATGGCCTCTGACAACTGGCCCTGGGTTCACTGCTGCTCAAGTCATTCCATTTGGTGAAAATACCGGTATCGCTAATACCAACCCTTACGGCATTGGTACGGTATTTCCTGCACCTCCATCTATTGCAACTCCTGCTCCAGCATATCCATACGGGGATTCAGTAATGAATATAGCCCAAAAAGGATTGCTGCTTGTAGCTGGTGCTAATAGTCCGGCAGGTGTCGCAACCAATGTAGTTTCTTGGGTTGCTGGTAAGTCCTGGAATCGCTAACACAAACTATGGCGGGACGAATCGTCCCGCCAATTTAATGGGAGAAATGCAATGGCAATAAGACTTCTCAATCAAGAACCTGAGCTGATGTCCAAAAAAAAGAAGATGTCTAAAGAAGAAGTTAAAAAAGATATCGCACGTTGCAGAGCGCGTGATAACGAACTGATCACGGGAATATTTACTAACCTTGAACGACCGGGGAACTACCATAAGTTTGGTCTCAAATTATACCCTGGTGATGACTTTGTATTCTATCACCTGGTACACGGCGAAAAACATCGCATACCTCGAGGCGTTGCACGCCATCTTAATATGAACTGTCACTACGTTGAATATATCAATCTAAAAGATGAATTTGGTAAAGCAACATCGCAGAAAGCAGCCATCAACGATGGACGTCTTAACTCTAATGCAACGATGTCCGCTAAGCGCAAGGTTCCACGTTTCTCATTCACCTCACTTGAATATATGGATATCGATGATGACTGGGATTCAAAAGCATCAAACCTTATTGAAGTAGAAGTGAATCCAATTGTTCCTGCAATCCACAGGCCTGCAGTTCAATAAAGGATAAACATGGCAAATATATACGCGTTTATGAAACCAGTAGTCCAGCCAGCAATGAGGATCATTGTGGCTATTACAAATGCCAATCCGGCAGTAGTTACTACCTCGTTCGCTCATCAGTATTTGAATGGTCTTATTGTTCGCTTAAACGTACCGTATTATTTTGGCATGTCTCAGATAGATAAACTCTCGGGTGCCATAACGATTATAGACGATCTCAACTTTTCTATCCCAATAGATTCGATTCTTTTTAATCCGTTTGTGGTACCCACTATGACCAATAACACAGGTCAGCTTGCTAACGTTGTTTCGTATGGTGAATTAACCTCACAAACCAATGGGAGCACGCAAAATGTGTTGCCCTATCCATTAAGTCCTGGCACTTATTGGAAACAACCTTGACGGGGGCTCTATGCCAATTTTACCTGATAGTAATTATTCTAATCTACAAACGATCCAGCAAAAGGTTCGGCGTATTACACGTTCACCAAGTACTTCACAACTTTCAGATAGCCAACTCAATGCCTATATAAACTCAGCAATACTCTATGATTTTCCTAACCATTTGCGGCTCTTCTCGTTACGTACTAATTTCACGTGGTATACCCAACCTAACATCGATACGTATACGACCAACACGACCGACATACATAATCCCTTTTACAACTTCAACAATAACTATATAGCAGTGCACCAACCGCTGTTCATAGCGGGTGTGCAGTGCAACTATTCACAATGGCCCGATGACTTCTTTGGGTATTGGCCTAATACAGTGACCACGTACAATGTCTCCGGTCTCTTTGGAGATGGAACCACAGGTCCATTTACCGGAACGTTTGAAGCGTTCCCGGTATATCAGAACAATGTTTCCATTTCGTGTCTTGACATTAACGGTACCGCTATGGTCTTAGTCGATTATCCAACTAACAATGAAGTAGGGTATTTGTCGCTCTTTAATCAACCCCAAGCAGTTCCGTCGCCGTATGGTTATATAGACTATTTAACAGGTCAGTTTGTTGCATTCTTTCCTAATAATACCCTTGATAATGGAACGCTGAACCCTGTAATGGCAAACATAATCCCTTATCAACCAGGCAAACCAATAGCAGCACTCTATTACGATTATACTTTTACGCTGAGACCATGTCCTGATACGGTCTATCCGGTGATCATAGAAGCTGATATTAGACCTACGGTATTGCTCCAACAAACAGACATGCCACAGCTTGCACAGTGGTGGGAGTTTATTAGTTACCTGGCTGGGAAGAAAATCTTTGAAGATCGTGGTGATTATACTAGCATAGAACAGATGATGCCCTCCTTGCGTGAACAGATGAATCTGGTCAATCGTGCATCAATTACTCAACAAGCAAATTCTACATCAGAGACAATTTATAATAGTTCACGTAACACGGGCTGGGCATGGCGGGGAAACATCAACTGGCCTTATTAGGGAGTTTAAAATGGCATTAAACCAAGTACCTCAAGCGAATCAGACACTTTTAGTAACACAGAATCCTATTCTTAATAACTTTGTAGAATTTATAGATCCTGCATTCTCGCAGAACCACGTACCATATGGTTCTGGATCTGGAACACAAGGTAAACATGCATTCTTACAGATGCCACAACAGACCCAGTCTCCCGTTACGCTGGCCCTTGAAGGTGGTCTAGCTGTTCTTGCTGGGGTATCAAGTGGAAATCCTGAGCTCAATTGGATTCCGCAGAATTCTGCTCTTAGTGCTGGAGGAATAGCGTTTACAGAAGGGATATTGCAAACAGTCAATGGGTATAGTCGTCTTGCTTCAGGATTACTCATTAAGTGGGGAACTGCTACATGGACTGCTCAGAATAACGACACTTCAACCTTAAACTTTCCTACTAATACAGTTGGTCCAGCATTTGGAACATGTTTCCAAGTGATAGCAACAACGCTGGGGGGTGCTCCTCCGTCGAGTAACTCAATTAATATTTACATACAAGTTGTTGCTATAGCAGCTACAAACTTCACCGCAAAAGGATCAACAAGAACTTCTACAAATGATACACGTAATTTCCCATTCCAATGGTTTGCGATAGGGATGTAACATGGCAGATAAGTTTTTGATTGCACCTATAGATAAGAACTCAGGTCTACAGACAAATCGACTTCCATGGCTCATTCCTGATAATGCGTTCAGTTTCCTTCAGAATGCATATGTATGGCGTGGACGTGTTAAAAAGAGATTTGGAACAGACTATTTGACTCATACGACTGATCAAACATTGACTCGTCTTCGTGTAAATATTGGAACAAACGTAATAGGAGGAGGTTCACAATTTTTTACGGCTCCTGGAGTTAATAATCTTACTCAGATTGGTCAACAAATAAGTATTCAATATATGTCTGGACCTAATCTTATAACAGAATGGTTTACGGTTGTAGCTCTAGGAAATCAACTCATGTTATCAAATAGTTCTGCGGAAGGGACATTTGATACAACAAATGGAAATATCACTTTAGTTGATGCAGGAGTAGGAACTGTTTACTATTATCCAGGTACTCCAGTTATGGGTATACTCTCAGAAGATACGATTGTTCTTAATAATGAACCGGTTATTGCATTCGATACCCAATTTGCTTATCAATATCAAACTGGGTGGCAAAGACTTGCCACTGAAGCTGCCGGTAATGCAGGAGCTGCTACCTGGTCAGGTAATGACTCAGAGTTCTTCTGGGGTACAATGTGGTATGATGCCAACCCTTCGCAGAAAGCACTCTTTGTTACTAACTTTAACTCTAATGAATATATGCGATATCTCTACAATGGATCGTGGTATTTCTTTTATCCGCAAATAGACGAAGTTCCTAATTATCTTCTATCTGCCCAGATCCTTGTCGTCTTCAAGAACTGTATGCTTGCGTTTAATACCTTTGAGGGGCCTGATAAACCTGGTGTTAACTATCAAAATAGATGTAGGTATTCAGGGTTTGGCTCTCCAACGTTTGCTGATGCTTGGAATCAAGATCTTCCCGGTAACGGTAACTTCATAGACGCTGCGACAACAGAAGCAATTATCACGGTAGAATTTGTAAAGGATCGTCTGATTGTATTCTTCGAGCGTTCGACCTGGGAAATAGCATTCACGGGCAACAACGCAAATCCATTTGTCTTCCAAAAGATTAATACTGAACTAGGCGCTTATTCCCCCTTCTCAGTCGTTCCATTTGATAAGTTCGCTCTTGGTATAGGCAACGTTGGTATACATTCTTGCAATGGGTTTGAGACCCAACGTATTGATGCCAATATACCGGATCAGGTATTTGAAATTAATCAGTCAAACAATGGGCCTGCTCGCGTTTCAGGAATCAGAGATTATTACACCGAACTTGTGTACTGGAACTTTCCCAGTAATGAACAATCAGTGACCCAACTCTATCCGAATGCTGTACTTGTTTATAACTATGAAAACAACTCATGGGCAGTTAATGATGAATCTATAACCTGTATGGGCTATTTTCAGCCCGTTACAGGTATTCTATGGTCCTCAGATACACCATGGCAATCAGAATTAAGATGGGATGATGGATCGGCACAGTCTGGGTTCCGCGATGTAATCGGCGGTAACCAGCAAGGATGGACCTTTATACTTGATTCTACGTTACCAGCTAATAGTCCTAATCTTGCCATAAATAATCTTACTCTTACCTCAACAGGCGGTACTGGTTACATGGTTACGGTGACGTGTATCAACCATAACCTGTCGCAAGATCAGGTAGTTACTCTTAATAATATAGCTGATACAGGAAACATAGGCGCAACGATTAATGGCGTTCCATCGCAGATAACGATGGTCCCTAATCAGAACACCTTTATTGTAAATTATAATGAAGATACCCTTCTTTCAGGCGTTTATACCGGCGGTGGAACTCTTGCCACCATAGCACAAATAGATATCCAGACTAAAGAGTTTAACTTCTATGCCAAAGACGGACGGAATGCATACATATCTAAGATAGACTTCATGGTATCAACAACAGGAACAGGACAGATACAAGTAGATTATCAAGTAGCAACTGATGAGACATCCATGACTGATACTTCGGAACTCACAGGAGCACTACTAGGAACGGGTACATTAGATCTTTTTCCCTATACTGCGTTATACCCCTATGAAGCAACGTCATCACGCGTATGGCATCCTGTTTACTTTCAAGGTGACGGAGAAGTAATACAATTTAGGATCTACTACAACTTGGCACAGTTACTTAATGTTGCTACTGCATACGCTCCATTTGAGATGCATGCTCTTTCAATCAGTGCAACACCTAGTAGTAGATTGCAATAAGGATACGATATGGCAACACCACAACAATTTCTTAACGCAGGTATCTATTTACCAACGACCTATCCATTTCCTGGGGAAGACAAGCAACAGTTCATTCTACGACTCTATCAAACGCTGAATAGCATCATTATTGCACTCAACCTCAAAGAGACTGGTCAGTATCTTCAAGAAGAGTTTGTCACCTCTAATATGTGGTTCAATCTGACCAACAACTATCCACAGCGTCAGCGTAATACGTATAGACTATCGTTATCTATTGGATCACTGCCACCTGGAACTAAGACTACTGCGCATGGACTGACGATTGGATCTACCTGGACCTTTGTGGATATCTACGGAGCTGCATCCTTCTATAATGCTACACCAGCAAACTCACGATACTATCCATTACCATATGCTGATCCAGCTGGAGATATAGTCCTTAAAGCAGATGGGACAAACGTGACAATAATAAATAACACTGCAGTAACGTTTAGTGCATGTTATGTTGTATTAGAATATTTAAAAATATAGATTGGAGAGATATGGCGATGAATCAGATGATGCCCCAACAAGGGCAAATGGGTATGCAGGGCGGTCAGAATATGGGGATCCAGCAACAACAAGGCCAAAGTTTTTGGCAACAGTTGCTTCAACTCCTTATTGGTCGTGAAGGGTTTAATAATCAAGTAGCCACTCAAACCCCAGGGCAACAACAAAGTTCTGATTTCTTACGACAATGGGGTCAGAATCAGGTTCAAAATCCTTATCAAGGATTTGAACCCATTGCGAATAAGTTAAATAACCAGTGGTCGCAGAATACTGTGCCGAGTTTGGCGGCAAGATTCAGTGGGCTCGGTGACAACAAATTGTCGAGTGGAAGTTTTACGAGTCAATTACAAGGCAGTAATAATCAATTACAAGATATTATTGGTGGACTCATGTCACAATACGGACAACAGAATCGTCAACAGGGTCTCGGCGCTATTGGACAAGGTATGCAACCACAATTTGAGAACCAATATAATCCAAGTTTCCAAGGTCTATTTCAACAGTTACTCTCATCTGGTGCACAAGCAGCCGGCGCTTACGGCGGTGCAATAGCTCGAGGAGGAATGTAAGATGGCACAAGTATTACAAGATAAGGGCTGGGTTGGTGGACTCTCAGAATTACTCGGACAGGGTATATCTGGAGGTCTTAATAACTTAGTTCAAGGTAAAATTGAATCCATGCAACGTAAGCAAGAAAACCAAAGATGGAATGATACCCTGACAAAAGCGGGTTATACACCAGAAGAAGCTGGATTAGCTGGTCAATTTAAAAGTAATCCAAAAGCTCTTGCTCAGATTTTAACTCAACTTTCTGCAGCGAAATCTCAACAAGAAGCTGGGCCCGAACAATACAGTCAAATGTCGGGAAATCAGGGTCAAAATGTTCAGCAAATGTTCCAAAATCAAGGTCAACCATTTGATGTAAATGCTCGTGGGCCACAAAATGGCATGCAAAATCTACAAGATATACTTAATCAATATGCACAAGGAAACAATCAACAACAACAGCAGCAACAACCATCGGTTGGTCAAAATAACCCTGTAAGACGACCATCTTCACAACCTAGACCTAAGGGTCAAATGACTCCAGCTCAACTTTTAGGTCAATCAACATCCAATGGGAAACAGCTCAATCAATTAGACCAAGAGAAACTGAAGAAGATTCAACTTGAGAATGCTCAAAAACAAGAAGAAATTGCACTAAAAAAGCATACTAATAATCAAATTGTTAAAAATGTTAAACACCTTTTACAATTAGCTAAAGGTGGAAATGTAGTTAATGGTGTTGAAGGATGGCTTTCAAAAGGATTCACTCCAGCCCAAACTAAAGATACTCAAAAATATTCTAAAGAGTTAGAGACACTTGTTGGTCTTATAGAAGGTCGTGTAACCGATTTCAGAATCAAGCAAATGCTTAAACAGTTACCCAACCTTGAAGTCGATAATGACGTTAAAATCGAAATGCTTCAAGGGATCCTTGATGGACTCATAGGTAAACAAGGAATACTCGCCGGTGATTATGGCGATGAAAAAAAAAAGAGTATAGGTAGTGAAGGTAGCCCTGAAAATGCGCCACAAGCAGCATTTCAGGCAGCTACCCTAAATAATCAGCATAATGGACCTGAAGATACCCCGGAAAATAACCAACAAGGTGATCAAAATGCCATGCAAAGCAACCAAGGTAAGCAAAAAGGTCTATTTGATAGGATCACAGGACTTCCGGGACTTATTGGTCGTAATGCATTAGCCTCAATGATGGGTGGATGGGGAGATATCCTTAATGAATCATCTGGTGGTAAATTAGGGTTAAAGGGAACCCAGGATTTTCTTGGCATGATGGGTGAAAATCCAGAAGAACTTTCAGCCATAGAGAAATCTATAGGTCGTATCTCTCAGATTGCTCCTTCTTTTTATGCAGGCGGTTCATCTCCTTTGGGAGCATTAGCAGGAGCTACAGGAACAGAACTAGGTTCTTCTTTAGGAGGAGCACTTGGAGGTGAAACTGGTTCTGCAATTGGTGGCGCTTTAGGCAGTATGGGAGCATCCGCTTTAGTAAATAGACCTAGTGCTAAGACAGTCGATAAATATGCCCGTGATGCGTTTGAAAAAGATAAAGCCGCTCGTATAAAGGACCTTGTTAAAACTAATGATCATGCTGAACGTAGTTTGCTTAAAGAATCGAGTAAGTTGAGCACGGCTGGTAAGAAACTATCCGAAAAAACACCAATCAATAAAGCACAAAAAGAGCTCAAGGCATACGACAAGAAGATCAAAGAGAACTATCAACAAATGAAACCATTATACGAACAAGCTGCTAAACATGAAGAATCTGGTAAGTTCTCAGCAAGTTCTATCAATAAAGAAGCAACCAAAGTAAACGATAACTTTGCTAAGGGAATGTCTACGACTGATATGGTTCAACTTGAAAAGATCATACGAGATATAGAAACGACTACGCAAAGTACGGCCAAAGATCCAGCCGGTAAACTGAGTATTGGGGATGCTAAGATACTTAAACGTAACATCAATAATCAGATATTTGATAAGAACTCGAGCTCTGTATTTAGAGAAAATGCCGGTAAAATAGTAAGTTCAGTTAACGACTTTATTACCAAGAATAATAACACTAAACATAATAAACCATGGCGTAAAGCAGAAGGTCTCTACAAAGAAGCAGCTAAACTTAAGAGTGGTCAGAAAGAATTTGTATCAGATCAAAAACAGCATATAAAAGAACTTAGTCGTGAACAGCAGATTGCAGAGTCAGCGCACAAATCAGAAGTTAAGCAACATCAACAGGTATTTAAAGCTACTGAAATCGAACATCGAAACGCTATAAAGGCCATAGGTAAAGAAAATTACGATAAGTTATTGAAGGATAAAACTGCTCAAGAAAGATTACAAAGTAATATTGAGAAACTTGCTAAGGGAGTTAATAAATTTGGAGGGGCATTATTCGGAACAGCACTTGGACAAGTTTTACCAGGTGGAAAAATTGTAACTCCTATAGTAGCCCAGTTAATTCATTCATCTTATAATGAAATTAAACGAGTCCGACAGGCATTTAAAGATCATCCTAAATTGTATCGTAAAACAATGCAACTAATTAAAGATGCAACGAGACGAAGTATACCGACTCTTATATCTAAGGTTAATAAGTTGGGTAAAGAGATCGAGGATAAAAGTTAACGATGATTGTAATCGCTTACTGTATCAAGCAACCACATGAAAATTTTAAATATTCTCTCAATAACAAAACAGATAGCTATTAACTCTGCTATCTCAAAAATTAGATGTCCTAAGAGTGTCATGTTATATTCCTGATGCTAAAAGACAACACCGGCAGCCAAAGCGATGTAATCGCAGAGAGTTTAACCTATTGATCTGCCGGTGTAATGAAGCCAAATTAAAATGTTCGTGTCTTGTCGAAATACTGCTTAATCGCAGTCATAATATAAAGTGCCATAGACATATTCTTTGCAGCAGATTCAACTTTAATACGTGCATGAGTCGCAGAATCTACATCAAATACTAATCTCTTTCTGCTGTCTTTATCTATCTTGCTCTTATTGAGTTGTTTCATGTTATTTATCTCCATCAACATTTACTTTACTTCTCCACTATAAATGAAGCGCGTTCACTTGTCAAGGTTATTTTCACCATGGTTATATCTTTTAGGTAAAATTTCAATCCTATAGGATGAGTAGGAAAAATTCCTACTCTTGGAGATATCATGGCAAATGTAAATACGCGTCTTAATAGTTATATCGGTCTACCTGGACCTCTTGAAACAGTAGCTCCATCACCAATAATAGCAACATATGCACCCACCGCCCAGGATCAGGGATATATCGGACAGGTCTGGGTAGACACAGTGGGAAGCACTGCGTACATAAGTGGTGGTTTCGATTCAACGGGCGCAGCTATTTGGCTGACCTCTGTAGGCGGCGGAGAAATGGTTACCTCTCTCACGGTAAATCCAGGTAATGCAGTAATAACAGCTGGTAATCTTACGGTTACCGCTGGTAATTTTGCAGTAACCGCAGGTAATACTACTATGGGTGGCACTCTCGGCGTCACGGGCGCAACAGCGCTTGCAAGTACACTTGGTGTAACAGGCGCAGCAACCTTTGCCTCAACGGTCCATATTGTTGGCGCTACACAAATAGATGGAGTTCTCACGGTTACTGGCGGTATTGCAATCACCGGCATTGAAGATGCGGGTCTTATTACAATAGAATCGACTGGCGCAGGGGTTACGATAGATGCATTCACTACAGCGCTCATAGAAGGTGCTGGTGGTGCAGCCACTGACGTTACGCTTTCAGCAGTAGCGGCAGGCGGCGGCATAACAGCAAACACATCAACCGGCGGATTCTTACTCACAACGGCTGCTGGCCCAATTACGCAAAATTCAGGCGTTGGTGCTATTACTATTTCAGGTGATGCTGCCGCTACGACGATCAATATTGGTACAGGCGCAGCAGTAGTTAAGACGATCTCACTTGGTGGAACTGGCGCGAACGTCATTGCGATTGGTAACACTCAAACAGCTGGATCAGTTGCAGTTGGTGCAGCAATGACCACGGGTACTATAACTGTTGGTGGTGCTGCACAAACAGGTACATTAACACTTGGTTCTTCTTCAGGTACAAATAGTGTCCTGATCGCTAATGGAGCTGGAGCATCTACTGTTGCAATAGCAAATGTACAAGTAGCTGGTTCAGTTGCTGTGGGTACTGGGATGACAACAGGTACTATATCAATTGGCGGTACAGCCCAAACAGGTACACTGACTCTGGGTTCATCTTCAGGAACTAACAGTGTATTAATAGCTAATGGCGCAGGGGCTTCCACAGTCGCGATAGCCAACGTACAAACAGCTGGTTCAGTGTCTATTGGTGCTGGAATGACTACGGGTACACTTAATATTGGTGGAACGGGGGCTCAAACTGGTGCGATCAATTTTGCCCAAGGTTCAGGGGCTCAAACGATATCTATTGCTGATGGCGCTGGGGCTAAGAGTATTGGTATCGGTAACGGTGTTTCCGGAAATGCAATTACAATCGGCGGTGGTGTAAATACATCAGCTCAGACGGTATTTATTTCTGGTGGTGCAGCTGGAGCTAACTCAACGGTATCTATCCTGTCAGGTAACGCTACAGCGGGAACCCAAACACTTAATCTTGCAACAGGTACTGGTGGTAAAGTTGTTCATCTTGCAGATGGAGCTGGTGTAAATACGGTAACGATAGCTAATGGTGCAAGTGCTAATACGGTAACACTAGGATCAACCAACACAACATCTACCACAACTATACAATCTGGCTCTGGTGGTATTGCACTCAATGCAGCGGGTATTGTTGCGTTACAACCTGCTACATCAACAGTTGCAAGTCCAACAGCAACAGTAACATCAAACGTACGAGTTGGTGTTGTTACCTTTACTGGATTCACAACAGCTGGCGCAGCATCACAAGCATTTACGATTGTATCAAGTGAAATACTTACTACCTCTGGAGTATTCGTAACAGTTACCAATCTTAATGCTTCAACGAATGGTGCATTACTGCAGATCCAAGGCATTACTCAAGCCGCTGGATCCATTGTTGTATCAACGAAAAACGTTGCTGGAGGCGCTTTAGGTGCAGGAGATAATGTGCTCATTAGTTGGTGGTGCATAAGTTAATTCTATAGTTTCGGTGGTAGTGACATTCTGATACGTTTTTTATCAGTTATGTCACTACCTATTTAATTAACTCTAAAAGGGAGATCCTCATGGACAAGTTTATGTATGAAGTTTGGGAAGTTACCAAGAACGGCAAAAAGATCAGCTTACAACTACCTATGGGTTGTGAAGCTGGCGATGCATACGCAGCAGTTCATGAATTATTGCAAGGCGTTGTTGATGAGATCACAAAACTCACCGACAAGATGAAACCACAAATTGCACCTGAAACACCCGTTGAAGTTGTTTCAGAACCTTCTGCAAACGCTTAGAACTATATAACCCCAATCGAATCCTGGTTGGGGTTTCTTTTAACCCACAGAGGAGTAATAATGGCTCTAGATTTTGCGTTACCAATACCCTTAACTATGCGATCAACTGCTGCTATAGCGGCTGATACGTATACTCCTATCAATGTGGCTGATCCAGCTGCAATCCAACCGGATGATGGATTACCCATAAGTTGTTTCTATATTAATCTAACCAGCAATGCAGCGGCGAATACGATAACAATAAGTTTTGATGGCGTTACTCCTCACATGATCTTACTTCCAGGAACGTCTCAAGCAGTAAACTTTCAGACCAATGCGGCACCTCAAGGATTCAAGAATAATCTTAAGAAGGGTACCATTGTTTATATACAAGGTACTGCTGCAG